GTTTTTTAATCACCTCCCCATTTTTGTTTCTTTTTTTTTTTCCCCCCCCTGCCATAACGATTTTCTTAATCATTCCACCACCCACAGTTCCTGTACCATAATTAAATCCAAGGACACCATCTGTCATGTTGTTTCCAAAATTAGAAATCTTTACCATAGGAGCAGGCACAGATGACTGGGCTGTGTTGCCTAGAGAATCCATCGCACTTTGACCATAGTCAGATAATAGTCCTCTTGGAGAAGTTCCCACAGGGACAGATGTGCCAACGATAGAGGGTTTATAGTTGATCCCTATGGGAAATTCAGCTTTAGCTTGATCAGCACCACCTACACGATTTACTATGCTGTAAGATGATGCGTTCTTGTTTAGCTCGCTCATTTTGCGCATACCACCTCTGGCTACTGTTGGTAAAGGCACAGCCATACCAGGATTGCTTGCAGAGTTAGTGAGAACTTTGTCATAAACCAAGCCATCGTAGTTGTATGCAACTTGCGAACCTCCCTTCTTGGAGGCAGCCGGAGGGGCAGCCTTGGAGGCAGCCTTGGGAGCAGTAGCCTTGGGCTTTGGGGTGGTCTTAGCATGAGCCTTGGAGGCAGTCTTGACAGGTGCAGCCTTGGAGGCAGCCTTGACAGGTGCAGCCTTGGAGGCAGCCTTGGCAGGTGCAGCCTTGGAGGCAGCCTCCTTGGGTTTGCCACCACACTTGCAGCGACCACCGCCACACTTTGCACAACCACCTATCATGTTTGTAAAGTTCGCGTCGAGCTTTGCGAATGCAGGAACTGGAACAGCAGCGGTCACTGCATCGGATGCTATCGAACCACCCTTCATTTAATATAACTTTACAAAAAATAGTATTTCAATGCTAATTCTACACAGGCTTGTCTGAGCTGAACATCGTCTGTAGGACATCCAGCCTTATTCATATATATATCCACAAACTTGTCAAAGTTGTTTCTAGATCGATTATCCAGATTGGCATAAACATCTATAACGTTAGAACACGATATGTCGTACAAGTATTTTACTTGCTTTAAAAAGGTTTCGTTCGTGACATGCTCTATATCTATCATAAAATTTTATCCGTATGATATTTATTTATATCCTTATGGGGCGCGCATCTCAAATGGTGGTTCATAGTATCGGGTCACCACAGTTTCTGGGAATGCATGGGCAACTATGCGTATGTATCTCGAAAAAACCTCGTTGAGCTTCAATGTTTGCTTCTCAATAAATTCATTAAGATCTGGAATATCTACAACAGTGGACGTTTTGGGAACTACGAACACAGATTCGCGTAACAATGCGATAGCTTCTTCTTTGAAGTCATGCAACTCTCCCATATACAGACTTGGTTCATACTTTCCCATCATTACGTTATAGTGTGTTTTGAAAAATGCTTCTGACAAAGCCTTGACGTGATCTAATATGTCTGTGTCATATATATACATGAACTCCAAAGATTGTATAATCATCTTGTAGTCTTTCACACGATAAGAGTACTTTGTTGTTTTCGGGTGGCGATATACTTGATAATGCCTTGACGCTAACTCCCGGGGTAGTCCAGGTTTACCGGTGGTGAATGATTCGATGATACCTGCCATATTTTCCTG